GTACAAAACCGTTCTGGTGGTGGTGGCGGCGCCTACAAAAGAGAAATAACTGTTTTGAGTGTTTTGGGCGCAACCGAAACAGTGACAATTGGTGCCGGAGGCGCGGCAAGATCTACAAACTCGGCCGGCGCTAACGGTGGAAAAACAACATTTGGTACATGGTTTACTGCTTATGGAGGTGGCGGCGGCGCGTCAACAGGTTCTAACTCTCCTGGTGGTGGCGGGGGCGGCTGGACCGGAGCCGCATCAACGGATACTCCTGGTGCTGGTACTGGTGCAACAAACGATACTATGTTTGGTGGACGTGCCGGTGGCTCTGGTTCTGGTGCTGCTGGGTATTATGGGGGCGGTGCTGGTGCTGGTGCTGGTGCATCTGGAACAAACGGAGGTAACAGTTTGTATGGTGGTGCTGGTGGTGGTGCTCGTGCCGGTACTGGTGGAACTTCGACATTTGGTGGAAATGGCGGTGCTGATTCTGTCGCAGGTTCACAACCTGGAGGCGGCGGTGGTGGTTCATCAACCACTTCTGGTGCTGGTGGTAATGGTATGATTCGCGTTTGGGTAATTAGCGCTTAATAGGAGACTGATATGGGAAGATATTATTTAGTAGAAGACGGAATTATTGTTAATAAAATTGTGGTAAACTCTCCATCAGATTTACCACATCTTACATTAATCGAAATTCCAAATGACGGAACCGACGAAGATTCGAAAATAGGTTGCACTTATAATAAAAATACAAAACAAATAGAAGACCCTAAGACTATCGATGACTATAAAAATGAAAAGAAAGCTGAATTAGCATTGATACGAAAATCTAAAGAATCTTCTAGCACTACAGTCGGCAATTTTACAGTATATACAGATTTGGAAACACAAACAAAAATATTGGGAGCATATATGGCGGCCCAAATGGATCCGGAATATACAGTAAATTGGAAAACCGCTAATGGATTTGTTACATTGAATGGTCAAAATTTAATATACGTAGCTCAAGCCATTAGAAATCACATTCAAGGATGCTTTGATAGAGAACAAACATTAATACAAGCAATTGATGATTGTGTAACTCCGACTGATGTAAAAGAACTTATCATAACCACAGGATGGCCTTCATAATGTGGGTGATAGCAAAAGAAAACCCTAAAAACCCTGAAGGGTTTTCTTATTTTAAAAAATATGAGTATGCAGCGAATACTAAATACCCTATGAATACCATATTTTTAGAAGATGCAATGTGGTTTGAAAGAAAATCAGAGGCTATCCCTGTATATTGGGAAATTAACCATTTCTTTTTTGGTTATAAACTATACGAAATTAATAATATCGATAGAAAAAAGGATTACAATCATGTGTGAACTTCCATGGATTCAATTAGCAGAATCACTATTAGGAACAAACGAATATCCAGGATCATCAAATAATCCTAAGATTATTGCATGGGCAAAAGAATTAGGGACCGCATCAAATAGTGTTAAATGGGTCGCCAATTTTTATACAAAAGACGAAATTCCGTGGTGCGGACTTTTCGTTGGTTATGTAATGCATAAATGTGACTACGACGATCAATTACCAGACAACCCGTTGGGAGCATTAGAATGGCTTAATTTTGGTGTTAAGACAAAACCAAGATATGGAGCCGTAATGTGTTTCCGTCGAAATGGCGGTGGACACGTTGGATTTTATGTGTCCGAAGATGACGAATATTACCATATCTTAGGCGGAAATCAATCTGATTCTGTCAACGTAACTAAAGTTGCTAAAGACAGATTTGTTGGCGCACGCTGGCCTGAAGATGACGATACAGAAACACAAGCGATCGTCAAAAAATTTGACGGAAAAGTATCAACAAACGAAGCGTAATATAAATGGCCATACCTACAACTAGAGCAGAATTTAAAGAATATGTTTTGCGCCGTATCGGAAAAGGATACGGGCGCATTAACGTAACTGACGAACAAGTAGAAGACCGTATAGATGAAGCTTTACTTTATTATGCAGACTATCACTATGACGGAACAGAAAAATTCTATTACGCATATCAATTGACTGCGCAAGACATTACTAATAAATATATAGAAATGCCTGAAAATATTATTGGTGCTATTCGAATTTTCGATATTTATTCATCCTCTTCTATGTCTTCAGAACAGTTATTTGATATCAATTATCAAATAACAATGAATACAATATTTCAAATAGGTGCTGTCGAATTGGCTCCGTATTATATAGCAAGACAAAATCTTGAATTAATACACCAAATCTTAAATGGTTCACAACCAATAAGATATAACAGACATATGAATAGATTGTATATTGATAGTAAATGGGGTTCAGCTTTAGTAGCAGACAAGTGGATTATGGTTGAAGCATATCGTGTCATTGACCCTGAAGTATACCCAGACGTATGGGGAGATCGTTGGTTAGCACGATACACTGCGGCTTTAATTAAACGTCAATGGGCCGAAAATACAAGTAAATTTTCTGGTATGCAACTAACATCAGGAATTCAGTACAATTCTGCACAAAAAATGCAAGAAGCGCAATTTGAAATCGATGCACTGGAAAGAGAAATGATGGATAGCTACTCATTACCATCAGCGTTTCTAATTGGATAATAAATGGTAACTAATTTTTACAACAGCAATTATGACGATAAAGAAATTCAAGATTTATATGAATCTTTGATTGAAGAGGCATTTCAAATGTATGGTCAAGATATGTACTACATATTAAGAACATATGTTAACAAAGACGAATTGTATGAAGCTGACGATGTGTCAGAATACAATTCAGCGTATTTAATGGAATTTTATATTAAGAGTATTGATGGGTTTTCTGGTGACGGAAACTTTATGTCAAAATTTGGTGTTGAAATTAGAGACACCATAATATTTTCTGTATCAAGAAAAAGATTTATGGAAGAAATAGGTGATGAAGAGAATATTCCACGTCCACGAGAAGGAGACTTGGTTTATTTTCCATTAAATAATAAATGCTTTGAAATTAAATATGTGGATAATAAACCAATATTTTATCAAGGTGGTGAATTGTATGTGTTCGACCTTCATTGTGAATTGTTCGAATATTCTAGTGAAAACTTCAATACAGGAATTCCAGAAATAGATAGTATTCATACCACATATTCTATGGACGTACTTGACCATGCAAATAACGAATTGTTTGATACAACAATAGCGGATCCGCTTCATAACAATGAAGATGTCCAAACCGAATCTAACAATATTATTGACTTCACTGAAATGGATCCAATGCAAGATGGAGCGTATTAATGTTAGGACATGATTTCTTTTATTTTGACTTAGTTCGAAAGTATATCGCATTATTTGGAACTTTGTTTAATGATGTATATATTGATCGATATGATTCATCTAATAACGTAATAAAGCATATTAGAGTTCCTATCACGTATTCACCAAAAGACAAGATGCTTGCTCGTGTGAGTACAGACCCTTTGATTGATCGTCAAACCGCTTTAGTTTCTCCTAGAATTTCATACGAAATGACTGGAATGAATTATTCTCCATCACGTCATATTGCTAAAACTCAAAAAGTTGTAGTCAGAATAAACGATTCTGACAGTAATATGAAAAGACAATATACTCCAGTTCCATATGATATGACGTTCAATTTATACATATATGCAAAAAATGCAAAAGACAGCACTAAAATTTTAGAACAAATACTGCCTTTCTTTACCCCTTCATGGACACCAACTGTTGAGTTGATCAGTGAAATGGAAGAAGTGAAAGACATACCTATAGTTCTTAATTCCGTAATGTCTGAAGATAATTACGAAGATGCAATAGAAAATCGTCGCTCTATTGTTTGGACTTTGACGTTCACTATGCAAGGATGGTTCTATGGTCCTGTCGTCAGAACTGGAATTATTAAATTTGCTAACGTCACGTTTTATATTCCAAACACTGCAAATATAAGAAGTTCTGTAGGTACCATTCCAGGCGTTGAGCGCATTACGGTTCAACCTGGATTGGATGCTAACGGAAATCCTACATCTAATTTAGAACTTACAATTCCGTATGCAGATATCAATGAAGCTGATGACTGGACATACATTATCAATACTATTCAATTACAAGGTAATAATGCATGAATAATGCGATAACAATAATTCCCAACCAAACTAATGATTCAAAAGAAATATCTATTCAATCAGATTTACAATTAGCCAAAGATAACATTAAATCTGTATTAGAAAAACTTGTTCCGGCATTTGAAGATCTTGTTGATATATCTAGACA